ACTCGTTTTAACGGGATCGTCTGGTTTACATGCTCTTTTTGCAACGAACACAGGTGCAACTGTGGCCTTTGTTAAACTCTACAATAAAGCCACGGCACCAACGGTAGGGACTGATGTACCGGCCATGATTGTGACGGTGCCTGCGGCGGTTGCCGGTGTGCCAGGTGAAAAACAGATTACTCCAGGCTTTAGCGGATACCGTTTCGCGCTCGGCTTGGGTCTCGCTATTACGGGAGCTGCGGCTGATTCGGATACGACGGCGGTAGCTGCGGGCCAAGTTAAGGTAATCCTAAGCCGAACCGTCTAATGAGCGCCGAAGTTCAAATCAAAACAGATTTGGCCCCTTACTACGAAATCGAGGTCGTTTTAAATGGTTCAATCTTTCCGCAACTGATCACCACGCAGGCGACGGGTGAAAGCCTTAGGTTGGAACTGCAAGCCTACGCTGATGCTTATGAGCAGGCGTATAACGCATTGGCTGAGTAACTAATCTTCAATGAATACGGGCTACATCTTGCTTGGTCCTGATCCATCAAATTACACCAGCCACAACTTGATTGTGGTACTAGGTGAGACGTACTCCGTGTTTATTGGACAGGAACAAAGCACGGCAAGCGACATTGCCGACAACCATCAACCAGAATAACTGAAAAACAAAAAACATGGACACTGAAATTACACTAAAAAGCGGCGCAATGCTGGAGCTTAAAACGGCTTCGTTCTCGGCTGGAATGAAGCTGTTTAAGTGCATTGCGGCGGAGTTAAAAGGCGTTGACGTTGACCTTGGGGGGCTCGATTTGAAAGAGGTCGGCTCCAAGGACATTAACTCACTCAAAAACGTGATTCTTCAGCTGCTCGCAAGTGAGCAAATTGAGGCGGCGTTTTTCGAGTGCGCCAAGAAGAGCCTCCACAACGGCCAAAGCATCCAACGACAAACCTTTGAACCCGAGACGGCTCGCGGAGACTACTTGCCAGTAGTCTGGGAGGTGGTGAAGTTCAACATCGCCCCTTTTTTCTCGGGTCTCGACTTGTCGTCCTTAACAAAAAGCAAGCCGACTCCGCCAAGCCAGTAATTGAGGTTAAAATGGACGAAGCGCAACTTGTCGCGCTTCGTCTATCAAAAGAGGGTTTCGGTTCGCCCGTGGACATTCTGGCGATGCCTACGGACATCGTTCTTGCGGCTTTGGAGTATTCGACGTTTATATCCGACTACGAACAGACGGCGCACGTCCTCAATAATCCCAATAAATAACCATGAGCGCCTTGAGCGAATTATTCATCGCCATCGGGATCAAAGCCGAGGGCCTAGATCAGCTTGTTGCAATCCATGAGCGGTTGCAGCAAATCGCCGGCGAGGCGCGAAATGCGATTAAGGCACTGGCAGAGCTAAACGGGATAACGATTGCGCCTAGCGTTGCCACGCCTGCCAATCCGCAAGGAACGGCACCGGCTGGGCCTGCCGCGCCTGCCGTTGCGCCGGTTGCGCCAATGGCCCCAACTGCCGCGCCTGCCGTTGCCCAACCAGCCACGCCGAACCCGACTGGCTACACCAACCCAATCGGCCCCCAGATTCCGCCCAGCGTTTTCATCAACCAGGCTAAAGCCAAGCTGACGGCAATTAAACAGCTCTCAGAGGGATTAAACAAGCTGGCCGTCATTCTCGGTGCCGTCGCCGCCGCAACTGCCGTCCTCATCGCAAAGTCGGTAACGGCCACGATGGAAATGGCCAACTTCGGCAAGGCCACCGATATGAGTACGGCCAAGCTCCAGGCTTTCCAGCACGCCGCCCAAGTTGGCGGTGCATCAGGCGCGGAAATGGCGGGACTACTCGATTCGCTCCAAACGAAGATTCAGGAAGTCCGCATTGGTGAGGGCGACGTGTCACCGTTCGCCATGCTTGGTCTCGACGTGAGCAAGAATCCGATGCAGATGATGGACGACTTGCGCGCCAAGCTGGCGACAATGGGCGACGAGCAAAAGCAGTTTGCGCGAATGCTCGCCGGACGCATTGGCATTAACTCGGCCATGTTCGCGTCACTCCTTCGCCAATCTAAGGAATTGAGCAAGTCGCTGGTTCTTGAACAGGGAGCGATCGACTCCACTCAGGATCTAAACGCCGCATGGCAGGACTTGCTTTTCAGCCTGTCCGCAGTCCGCAACCAGATCACGTCCGCCCTTGCTCCTACGTTCACATTTTTAGCCGCAAGGCTTTCGTGGGTGGTGAGCAAACTCGCCGTATTCACTCATTGGCTAGCTTCATCATCCCCCGTTGCCAAGGCGCTTTCAGTCATTCTCGGCGTAATCGTTGCCGCCTTATTCGCAGTTGCGGCCGCATTGGCCATCGCCGCCGCTGGTATCACTGCCGCCGCCGCTGTAATGACGGTAATGAGCTTTGTATCTAGTGGCCTTGCCGCCGCGCTTTGGGGCGTCGTTACTGCCGCCGCTGCCGTCGCCGCACCGTTCCTGCTTATCGGCGTCCTAATCGGTGCCGTCGTCCTCGCGTGGGATGAAGCCATTACCGCGTTTCAAGGTGGCGAAACCGTATTCGGAAAGCTGGGCGACGATCTAGTCGCGCCATTCACAGCCATTTACGACTTCTTTTCGGGCCTTTCCACCATGATTGATAACGTGTGGGGCGGCATCGTTGGAACCATCTCCGGCGCGATTGCCAATATCACGGCACTCATTCCTGATTGGCTATTTAAGTGGCTTGGCGGTACTGGAATCGTTGCCGTAAACCCGCTCGCCTCAATCACGCAGGCCGCCGCGCAGCCCCCAAGTAACCAGCCGAACGCGGGCAAGTCGTCCAACGTCTCACAGGACATCGAGATCAACGTGGATGGAAGCAAAGACCCCAAGGAAACCGCCAAAGCCGTGAATAACGGCCTAAAGACGGCACTGAGTAACGCCTCCTACCAAATGCCTGCCTACTCCGTTTAATCGCTATGTCATCCTCCGTTTCCATCATCCCCGCCGATTCGCAAAGCATTTTTAGCGTTATTAACGCGCTGACTAATCCGCAGGACTATCAGGCCATCGTCCGCCCAAATAATCCGCCGAACGGCATCGCTGGTTACATTTTCGACATTGTTGGAGAGGAAAGCATGGAAATGGTCAGCGACATTACCGACCACTACCTCGAAGACAACACGTCGATTCAGGATCAAATTTCGCTGAAGCCGGAAAAATTCACGGTTAAGGGCATGGTGGCCGAACTCGTTTACTCGACGCCAACGCAGCCCGTTCAAGCTCCAACGGTCAACACGTTGCCAACCTTCGACGGTCTAACCCCTGCCTTTACCGATTCCCAGATTGATCTTCAGTACACGGCACTTGCGGCCGCATCCGCGCAGCCTGCCTCCGTTGCCAATTCGCAGAGCTTGTTCAACTACTTTAACGGCTCGCTAGGCCAGCAAGCGAACTCCCGCCAATCGAAGGCGTTTGCCTACTTCTACCAGCTATGGAAGGGACGCCAACTCTTCAGCGTTGAAACCCCTTGGGGCATCATGAACGACATGGCGATTGAGTCGCTTTCCCCGTCGCAGGGCGAAGACTCGAAAAGCCGAACTGACTTCTCGATCACGTTCAAAAAGCTCCGTTTTGCCCAAAGCGTAACCGTGAATATCGGAAACTTGGCAGGCCGAGCCGCCGCTCAACAGTCGCCGACCACGCAGCAATCGAAGGCAACGACCACCACTGCCAGCGCAAAGCAGTCGTCATCGTTCCTTTACCAGATGACTCACTAAGCCATGCAAATCATCACCGGACTAACCAGCGCGGCAAAGCAGAGCATCAGTGTGCCCTTACCGGACGGCACCAGCACAAGCATTTACATCGAGTACCGCCCGCAGCAGCTTGGATGGTTTTACGACATCGCCTATTCAGCGGGAGTAATTGCGTTTCAGTCGAAGGGCAATCGCCTTTGCCCATCGCCGAACATGTTGCGCCAACATCGCGCAATCCTGCCGTTCGGCATTTCCTGCTTAACCGCTGGCAACGTGGAGCCGACGACGCAAGCCGTGTTTTCGGATGGCACGGTGACGCTTCTACTACTCGATGCCGCCGACATCGCAACGATTGAAAGCACCGTTTACCCTGGCGCAAATACATGATAAACGGAGCGCAAAAGTTTAATCGGGCGTGCAAGCTCTCAATCGAAACGAAAACGCAGGGATACGGGCCTGACTACGACTCGACGACAAATAACAATATCGTCATTCCGCCCCAGTTTTCAATCGAGTTTGAAGTCGTCCGCAAGTCCGCCGCGTCATCGCAAACCGCCACGTTCAAAGTTTATAACTTGGGCGAGGCTACGCGGAAACTGATATTTGCCGACAAGTTCGACGCGGCAAACCGTTTCCGCGCCGTGCAATTCCGCGCAGGATACGAGGGGTTCACTCCGATGATTTTTAACGGCCAGATCATGCAAGCGTCCAGCAAGCGTGTAGGCGTGGACATGATAACGACCATTGAGTGTTTCGACGGTGGCCTTGCAATGGCGGCAGGGTTTTCGGCCGTCACGGTGTCGGGCGGCACTCCTTTGACTAAAGTTTTGGCCGACTTGGCGACTCAGTTGCCGAACACGGCAGGCAAGCCAATCGTGGGCAACTTTGCGGGTTCGTCTATTCGCGGCAAGGTATTGTTTGGAAACACTTGGAATATAATCAGGCAGGAAAGCCAAGGGCTTGCCATTATCGACAATGGGCAAGTAAAGATTTTACAGCCGAACGAAGCGATTGCGTCTGACATCCCCGTTATCACGTCGGCAAGCGGCTTGCTTGGCTCACCCGCCCGCTCCGGCGCGCTTATCGAGTTCGACATGCTATTTGAGCCGCGCCTCACGCTTGGACAGATCGTGCAGCTGGAAAGCACTACAAACTCGCTCTATAACGGCACTTACAAGGTTATGGGATTCACGCATAGCGGCATGATTTCGCCGTCCGTTTGCGGCCCAGCTAAAACGAGCGTCCAGCTTTGGCTTGGCGGTGAGGCTATAACGCTGGTAAGTGGTAACGCAGTAACATGAACGGACTACCCTCAATCGTTGACCCAGAACTCAAGGATGTGCTCAACCAGCACAAAGACGAGATTTTTGCGTCGTTTAACTGTCACTTGCTCGGCACAATTGTTTCATTCGACGCCGCCACGCAAACGGCGTCTATCAGCGTCAACTTTCAGCGGTCAGTGTTCAATAAGCAGGTGGCGGCTGATGCGTTGAGCAATCAGGCCACGCCAACGACGCCAAACGTCATCAGCTTCCCCGTTTTGGTGCAATGTCCAGTCATGGTGTACTCGGGCGGCGGCGGGTACCTGTCGATGCCGATTGGCGCGGGCGACACATGCCTTGTTCTATTCCACGACCGCGACATTGATTCATGGTACGCGAGCGGCGCAACGACCACGCCGAACAGCAATCGAATGCACTCGCTTTCTGACGGGCTCGCCATCGTCGGCTTCCGCAGCCTCGCCAATGCGATTTCCGGCTATTCCACGACGAACGCAGTCTGGAACCTTCCCACGGCTGGAAAGTTCGTCATTTCCAATAATGCGACCAGCCTACGTTCCGCTATGGATGCCCACTTCTCCGTCTTGGTTAATTGGGCAAACGGCAGCTACCCGAACACCGCCGCCCTTGTCGCTGCCCTCAACGCAAGCAAATCAACTTTTCAATCCCTTTTAGCATGAGCGCACCGCAAACTTTTCGTTCACTCGACGCGGCTGGAGATTGGGTTTTTGGCGGTGGCCGTTCCTCCTACGCCACCGGCAACACCGCCATTCAAATGGACATCAAAACCGCGCTCCAAATCTTTATGGGCGAGTGCTTTTGGGATACTTCCTTCGGCGTAGACTGGTGGAATTTACTCGGCGGCAAGAATCCTTCCGCGCAAGCGTCAATCATTCTGCAAGTGCGCACGGTTATTCTTGGCGTAGTTGGGGTGACTCAGATAAACAGCGTGTCAGTTTCACAGAACTCGACCAATCGCACCCTCTCGATTTCGTACAGCATCAACACCATCTTCTCGCAAAGCGTCACCGGCACCGTTTCAACCGCCTAACCACCCACTCAAATGCCGAACAACATTGACGCCACCGGAATCACGATTGAGACCTTTGCCGAGATTCTTTCCGGCATTCTAAACGGAACGGCTAACTACGCCGGTCTTTACTCGATTTACGGGCCGTCAATCAACGTCGCCCCCAACTCGCCGGACGGGCAGATGGTGAACATTGTTGCCCAGGCCAAGCTCGACGTTTTAGAGGCGATTGTTCAGGCGTACAACAGCTTTGACCCAGATCAGGCTGTTGGAGTCCAGCTTGACCAGCGTTGCGCTATTAACGGCGTGTTCCGTCAGGCAGGCAGCTACACGTCGCAGCAAATCGCGGTAACGACTTCGGCATCGACCACGCTTGTGGGCTTGGACGCGGCACCGGCTACACCTTTCACGGTTCAAGACGGAGCGGGCAACCAGTATGCCCCCGTGACTACTACCGCCATTGGCGCAGCCGGAACGACTACGGTGGTTTTCCGCGCAATCACGCTCGGCCCGATTCAGTCCGCCGCCAACTCGATCACCACCATCAGCACGGTTCAGGCGGGCGTGACTTCGGTCAATAACCCCAGCGGGCCAACCAGCGTTGGAACCAATGAGGAGACCGACTACGCGCTGCGCATTCGCCGCCAAAACTCAGTTGCGCTCCCTTCTATCGGATACCTCTCCGGCCTTTATGGTGCGATCCTCAACACATCAGGGGTCACCGCCGCGAAAGTTTACGAAAACACGACCGGCACCACGGACGCAAATGGAGTGCCTGCGCATTCCATTTGGCCAATCGTTATTGGAGGAAGTAATGCCGACGTAGCCGCCGCCATTTATTTGAAGCGTTCAGCTGGTTGCGGAATGCACGGAGCGATAACTCAAGATATTACACAAGTAGATGGATCAACCTTCAATATCAAGTTTTCGCGCCCAACGAACCAGACGCTTTATTTGTCGTTCTCAATCGCGGCAATCACGGGCAGCGTTGACGTGAATTACGTCCGAACCAAGATCCTTTCCGCAATCACATACGGAATCGGAGCAACGGCTGATGTCACGGCAATCGTAGCCTACGTTAAAGGCATCATGCCGAACGCCTATATCACAAACGAAGGCGTGTCGCCGGATAACGCGACATACACGGCAACGCTCGTCCCGACAACCGTCGATAAACAGTTCATTTTGGCATCAACCACAATCAAGATTAACGGCGTGTTTGGCGTGTAACGTAAAATGGCCTTAACGCTCACACAGATTCAGGACTACTACCAGTCGCTTTTGGCGAGGCAGTACGTCGGCCTGCCCAAAGCGTCCGCCACCATCCGCAACTACGTCTCACAAGCAAATGGCGACAATTTGCTTTCGTCGATGATTGCATCTTTTGACATCTCTACGGCAATTGGAGCACAGCTCGACATTATCGGAAAATACATCGGCGTTTCCCGTGTAATATTGGGTCCTTCGGAAGCGCCGTACTTTGGATTCATAGACTCAACGGTTGCAACTGGAGACCCGTCTCAGAATCCGAACGGATTTATGGATTCAGAAACTCCAGACTCTTTCGATTACGCTGAATTTTTTAGTTACTTAAACGAGCTTGTTTCCGAGGAAACGCTTTCTGACGGCAATTTCAGGTTATTGATTGTCCTTAGAATGATTTCCAACTATGGGAATGGTAGTCTGGCTGGAATACTTAACTCCCTTTATTCCGTTATGGGCACTTTGATTTACCCAGTGGACAATAAAAACCTAACCATGACGTATTGGATTTCTCCATCAATCGGCCTGCCCAACTCTACGCTGATTGATAACTTGCCGCGCCCTATGGGTATAAGAGTTTCGCTCGTAAATTCGCAGTGGATTGGTTAATTGACTGCCTCTGATAAATAGCAAATAAACCGTAGCAACACAGATAAAACCATGCCTAAAATCCCTCGTTTCCTTCAAAAGATTTTTGCCAGTAACTACGAGGCTACGCCCATTGGGCAAATTGCCAAGTTCGGCAGCTTGGCGGCAGGTGCGGCGCTATACACTAGCGACCCTGCCACGATTCAATCCCTTCCCGCTTGGCTTAACGGTTGGTCAGGCGCAACGGTTGGCAACAAGTCGCCAACCTTTCAGGACTTCAACGCCTTTCAGTACGTAGTAACGCGCCAACTTGCCTACCTACTTCAAGCTGGAATTCCTGAGTATGACGCAACGACTACATATTACATCGGCAGCTTTTGCCAAGTGGCGGGCGTCGCTTACGTTTCTATTGCGGACAACAGCACTGGAAACGCGGTCACGAATCCTGCATATTGGTCGATGTATAATAATGTGCAGCGCAACTATATTGACGGACTAATTCTGTCTACTGCCGGTTCGTCTGCCAGCCTAACGATTGGCCAAGGCCAAGCAAGTGACTCGACTTCAACGAGCGTCATAAACTTGGTGTCATCCTTAATCAAAACGACTTCGGCTTGGTCAGTTGGCAGCGCAAGCGGAGGATTGGACACAGGCGCAATATCCCCAAGTTCATGGTATTACTTTTACATAATTAAGCGCACTGACACAGGAGTGGTTGACGTTGTTTTTTCGCTCAACTCATCCGTGCCATCACTGCCTGCCTCATACACTCTTTACCGCTACATCGGAGCGGCATTAACCAACGGATCAAGCCAATGGGTTAAATTCATCCAAAACGGAAACGAGTTCACATGGCATTCGCCCATATTGGATTTTGCATCGACAGGATCTACGTCGGCAGTTCTTCAAACTCTATCCGTTCCGCGTGGGCGAAAGGTTAAGTCACTCATGAATGTTCAGGGTCCTTCTGCTGGACCTGCTGGCAATGGCGTTTACCTGTCCGACCCTGATTCGCTGGATTTGGCAACATCGGGCACTTCAGCTCCACTTATGAGCTTCTACGTCACGGCCGACCCCGGCACCGAATGGGCGGGTGCGCAGTGCTCCTGCTGGACCGATACTTCTGGGCGCGTTCGCCGTCGCCACTGGAACACGCAGACGCTTTACATTGCGACGACTGGATGGATTGATTCACGCGGCCAAAACTAAGGCATGAATCACTATGTCACAAATCGACGACGGAACGCCTAATAATCGCCTAAAATGAGCACTACCGCCAACGCATCGACCGTCCGCCTAGAAATCACGACGCGCAGCGTTGCGGGCACGCCTATCTTCGACATTCAAACGGGCGATTGGCCTTCGATTTTCAAGGCTTCGGCGGTCAACTTCGATGTAGGCATCTTTGAGCCAACGGGCGCGGCGGTTGACCTTTCCACGCTGTCGAAGCTCACGCTGCAAATCTCGCCCTACGTTCCGCCGACTGTTTACCTTG